AAATATAAATCTAAAAGAAACTCTATTAGAAGAAGAATATAAATGGTTAAATTTAATAAAGAAAGAAGAATTAGGTAAAAGATACTATAATGTTCATAATCACCATTTTAATCATTGGTCAAATAATCCAGAAAAATTAAAATCTATCTCAGAAAGAATGAAAGAATATAACCGTACTCGTATTGTATCTCAAGAAACACGAGATAAGATGGCTATAGCATCTACAGGCAGAAAACAATCTGAATTTTCTAAACAAGTTGCAAGTCGAACACATAAAGGAAAGACAATTTCTTCTGAAACGAAAGAGAAATGTTCTGAAGCTAATAAAAATAGAGTTACAGTATACGACACATTAGAAAAAAAGAAATTAAAAATAACAAAAGAATTATTTGATTCAGGTCAAAAGAGATATATTGGTGTTACATCTGGAATGGTAACAGCCTATGATCTTATTAATAAGACATTTGTTAAGATAGATAAGGAATTATTCAAATCTAATAAAGACAGATATTGTGGTACTACAAGTAATAAAATAAATAATAAAAACAAATAGAAAGTACACCAATGGCTTTAAATCCTTTCTTTAACTATTTCGACTATGGACCTGAACAAGAATTAATTCAAGACTTGATCATTGAAGCTATTGGCATATATGGTCATGAGGTTGTATACATTCCTCGTAACATTAATAACTATGATCAGCTATACGAAACCGACGATCAGTCTACATATTCAAAGACTATTCCTATTGAAATGTATATTGAAAATGTCGATGGGTTTCAAGGTCAGAGAGATATCTTTACTAAGTTTGGTCTGGAAATTCGTGATAGTGTTACACTCGTTCTTGCCGTAAAAAGATTTGTTGAAACAATTCAACCTGTCACAAATCAACCTCGACCTATGGAAGGCGACCTTATATACTTTACAGTTAATAAGAAGTGTTTTCAGATTCATTATGTTAATAATAAGGAATTGTTCTATCCTCTAGGCGTCTTACCTACATATCAAATGGAATTGAATTTGTTCGAATACTCAGACGAAACATTCAATACAGGAATTCCTGAAATAGATTCTGTACAGAATAATCTATCATTAAATGCAACAGATCATACATTTACATTGCCAGACGGAACTTCTATTGCAGACAGTTCAAACAATGTTATTGTGTTTGCAGACTTCACCGAACAGAATATTGATCCAGAAGATGACGACCAAATTCTTGAAGTTGAAGCCGATACTTTCATTGATTTTAATACAAATAATGCATTTGGAAGTATAACACAATGATGTCATTCAATCAATTTTTAGTCGAAAAAGAAATTGACATGAAACATTTTCATAATTTAGCAAATATATGGGGTGATGATGGTATGATCCCCGTATACCGAAGAGTTGCAAAACTACATAATGAATTGAAAGAACATTATAAAATCCATAATAAAGAAGCTATAGATAACATCAGACACTATACTCACAATGGATACGAACGTATTAATGGTCAATTATGGGATGATCATCATAGCAGCCTTTCTCATCGCCTCGCTGATCATGGAAAAGACGTTCATCTTTATAATGACACTAAACATACTATCGATAATATACAGGAAACTCTGCATAGATACAAGACGCCTAAACCTATGTCTGTATATTCTTCTATCACTAAACCTTTAGTACCAAATGAAAGTAAAATATATCATCATGCCGGATTCTTATCAACAAGTATTGACCATATGCCTCTAGGTACGTATACTAAAGGTATTAGTAAATCATCAAAAAATCCAGACGGTTCATTTATACATGAAGTTCATTATCATACATTAAGAATCAAGGTGCCAAAGGATCATCCCGGTATGTATGTAGACCACTTTAGCGAAAACGAAGGAGAAAAGGAATTCATTCTGCCTCACGGTACTAATCTAAAACATATTCATACTACATTATTTACTGAAAAGAATAAGTACAAAAAAACTTTTAGACACTATCACACAATGAGTATAGTCAAATGAAATCATTCAAACAATTAATAAACGAAGCTCAGTCCATCGACGACCTACATAAAGAGTTGTCTGCTCACTATAAGTATGATAGCTTTGGTGGGGAACATTTACATGAATACACACATGATTCTCGTCCTTTAAACAAGTATCAGTGGAAGGTGCATAATAACTCTAAGACACCTAAAGTACATCGCCTTGAAGAAAAAAGTGGTGTGCTCGATGCTGTCATGAATCATAATAAGACACCACATGACATGACTGTCTGGTCAGGACTTCATGAAAATCCTCATGATCATGCTAAATTTGGAGTTGTTCATCATCCGGCTTATTTGTCAACAAGTATTAGTCCAAAAATAGCAAGAGATTTTGGTTCTAGTGAAGGAAAACATGTTGAAACTAATGATAAAGGTGGATATGATAAGCACATTCATGTCTTAAAACTTCATGTCCCGAAAGGAAGTCCCGGTGCTTATGTTGGACATATTTCATCACAACCTAACGAAAAAGAATTCGTTATGCCTCGTGGTCAGTCTATTAATTTAAATCATGAACAGATTATGAAAAAAAGAATGGCATATGGTTTAAATAAAAATAATTTCATCTATCATATTCATCATGGAGAAATACTGTGATCGGGTTTAAGCAATATATTAAAGAAAATCACGAAGAAATCTTCCATGATACTTATAACCATGATATTAGTAATGCTCCACATGATGTTAAAATTCAGCAGCTTCATAAACAATTGAGTATTCATTATGGTAAACCATTAAGAATGGATCATAATGAATCACTAAATAAATATTTTAACTCTGCCGGAGCAGAAGAAATTAATAATAAACTTTGGTCTCACTATAAGTCAAAGACTAATGAAACAAAAAACAATATTGAAAAAGACCCTTATATTAAACCTTTAGATGCACATTTAGATGGGCATAAGACGCCATCAGCCTTTACTGTATGGTCAGGATCAAGACATGATCCTAGAGATTGGATGAACAAAGAAGGTATTGTACACCATCCGGGTTATCTTTCAACAAGTCTTCATCCGGGTGTTGCAAGAAGATTTTCTAATTATTCTATTGATAATTATGGTGTGAAGAATCCGAATATTTTAAAAATAAATATTCCAAAGAATCATCCCGGTTCCTATATTGGACATATTTCATATCATGATGGTGAGAAAGAATTTCTTCTTCCTCGTGGAACAAATCTTCGTCATGTCAAAACAGATTATGTAAAGCCTGCATATCATACTCCGGGTTATGATAAGAAGATGTTTTACAAGGTACATACTATGGAGCCTGTATGAAGAATTTTAAACAAATAAATGAAGAACAGTCTGTAGCAGACGCTATCAAAGAACAAAATGCCAGAAAAGAATCTGAAAAGGCTCTTGGTGGTCGTCTTGAAAAGCATTATGGTAAGATCAATGGTGGTGGTCTAAAGGATTATACAGCTTCTTCAGGTAACATTAATTCTTATCTATGGGAAAAACATAAGAATCCGTCTTTAGAAAAACCAGAATTAGATGTTAAAGTAAATCAACTTGACAACACAATCAATTCTCATTCAACTCCTGAAGCCATGACGGTATGGAGCAAGTCACGTCATGATCCTAGAGCCTTAAAGAATGATCAGGGTGTTATGCATCATCCGGCTTTCATGTCTACGTCTATTCAAAAGAACGTGGCTACAGGCCAGTATGCGACTCGTAACGTGGTCAAGGACGACAAAGGGATAGCTCACCAGCACGTTTATAAGATAGCTGTTCCAAAGGGCTCTAAAGGCGTTTACGTGCCAGACAAACATAACATAGATGATCGAGCCAAGGAATTCATTCTTCCTCGTGGAACGAATTTAAAACATATCAGAACAGAAACAAAAGAAGATGATCATATGCACCATCATGTACATCACATGGATTTAATTAAATAACAAAAAGGAATCCATATGTTAAGCAACGACTATTTCTATTTTGGCTCAATAAGAAAGTATATTTCCCTATTTGGGAGTATGTTCAATAACATTATCATTAATCGTACTGATAAGCAAGGCAACATTACACAAATAATTAATGTACCTATTTCTTATGCACAAAAAGAAAAAATGATGATTAGAATGAAGCAAGACCCTGCTATTGACAAGCAGTCTGCAATCATCTTACCTCGTATGTCTTTCTATCTCGATGGCATTACATATGCACCTGAAAGAAAACAAAAAACTACAAATAAAATATTTTATCCTAATTCTGCTGCACCTAATTCTCCAAAATTTACTTTTGAAGAAGTTCCCTATGATTTTCATTTTTCTTTATATGTATACATTAAGAATGCAGAAGATGGTACAAAGATTATTGAACAAATTCTCCCTTTCTTTACACCTGAATTTACTGTTCGAGCCAATATGATTCCGAATCATCAGTCTTTTGATATTCCAGTAATAATGAAGATGATTAGTCATGAAAATACGGATACGACAAACTTTGCTGACAACTCTGTATTAATATGGACATTAAATTTTACTGTAAAAGGTTCATTGTTTGGTCCAATTAGAAGCAGTACACTAATAACAGATTTTGCAAATACTTCTGTATATTTTGGAAGTTTTGACGAACCTTATACTACTATAGTAAATGAATACGGTTTACAAGTAATAAACATAAATACACCAATAAGTAATACAACTTATCTTGATGGTTCAGGTAATGCAGGGTATATTTCAATATCTCCGAATACTGCTGCAAATACAGCAGATATCTATTTTCAGGATTGGAGTGAAATTATTAATATAGAGGAAGCAAGTTAATGAATAATTTAGATTTAAAATTCAATATAGTTCCGTTTGAAGTCGAAGAAGATTCAAATAATCAAGTCATCGAGGCTACACTTAATAATGAAGTAGCCGAAGAAGTCAAAGACAAAGTGCTTGCAGACTTTGAAGAATCACGTAAGAACCTTCAGAACATTGTAAAGGTCGGTGCTACCGCTGTAAACGATCTAGGACAATATGCTGCCATGTCTCAGAGTCCAGAACACTATGCTGCTCTCTCTAGCCTTATCAAGAACGTATCTGAAGTATCTTCTACATTATTGAGACTACATAAGCAAGTTGAAGAAATCAAGGCAGGAAGCAAAGCCGAAAAGATCGAAACTCATAATCATCTGCACGTCGCCAGCACCTATGAAATTTCTAAGTTGTTGAAGAAAAAGGAAGATGATAAATGATAGGCTTCCGACAACTTCT